AAACCTTCCAAACCATCCATCTTCAAACCAGTCATATCAAACCACTCCATACTCAATCTTCTCAAATATTTCTTTAAGCTCGTCAGCTACTTCCATTTGAATCCCTACTTCGGTCTCAGCGTATTCATTAACAAACTCCAGAGACATAGATAATACTCCATCTATATAGGTTACTGCTTTTGCATAGGGTAATAAGTACATAACCTTTTGTGTCCCGTCGGAATTTGAGGCTGCCAATATGTTCTTAAACTCTAGATTTTCGTCCACTATTTACCTAGTTTCTGCATCATTGCATTAAGTATAGCAGATTAAATAGAAAAGACCAAGAGCTGTGGGGATTCTCTTGATCTGATCTACGTAATTGATATATCTTGAGGAAACATCGCATACTAGAGGTAAACAATATAGTCATATCGTTCTATATAAGTATATCATTGCTTAGATAGTTTTTTGGCATTAGATTTCTTTTGACTATTTACAGTTCTTTTTACCCAGCAAGGCTTACAGTATGAACCATAACCGTCAGCTGAATAGCCACGCTTAACGTGAAACTGATTAATTGGTTTTCTGGTATTACAATCCTGACAAACTTTGGCATCTCTAATAATAGTAGGCCCAGAAATAAGCCTTTCAGCTGATTTTCTTTTAAATGCTTCATCCATACAAACTTTACACCAGTGCTGCAGTTTATCTTTAGCACTAGATTGTTTATAAAAGTCTAATATACTTTTCTCTGCCTTGCATTTTTGACAAACTTTATTCATATCTGTTCTCCCATTCGCTATTAGCATGTGTCTTTAATCTATGGCAATTAGCACATAAACACCATAGATTCTCTCTGTTGTTATTTCTTCTATTACCATCTTTATGATCAACTTCAATCTGTTGTGGTACTTCTGCTACAAAACCACATTTTTCACAATAGTTTTTCTTGTCATGTATATTAACTCTATTGCATGTTGAGCATAACACACCATATCTTTTTTCTCCATCATTGCCACGGCCAGTACTTCTAGCATTTCTACCGCATGGACATAATCTTGGTATTTTTGAGCCTGTTGCTTTACCCATTGCTTTCTTCCACCCATCCTATTTCTTTTACTTGTCCTTCGCAAAGTACGCAAGTTCCTATTGTGTTTGTTGTCATTGCTGCAGTACCGCAAGTATTACAATAACTTACTAGTTGAACTCTATCTTCTTTACTCATTTCCATCTCCCTTGTATGATATGGCCGACACGGCCAATAATGAGCCAGGAAGTACTGATAAATCTGTATGTTGCCATTGAGATTTATTTCCTGGTTTATTATTCTTAATAGTTGTATCTATAGTTCTATTAGTAGTTGTATATATAGTTCTATTAGGTCCACCTAGATGGACTTCTGAGGTATCCAAAATGGACTTCTGATCCTCAATAATGGACTTCTCTTCTTCTATAATGGACTTCTCACAATAGGCATACTCTGTTATGTTTGCTGAAGTAGTCCTTATTTCAACTATTAATCCTAGTTGTAGTAGGTAGTCTCTAACTTTAAATGCCGTTTTTCTATCTACGCAAGCATCTTTAGCTACCGTTTTCCAAGAGGGCCTTATTCTGGTGCCCTTTTCATAATCTCCATACATTGACAATGCAAAAGCCACTGCCTTAAAATGTGCTGGATTGATCTTCTGTTCTTTAATGCTGGCAGCATCAATATTCTTGATTACTACCCTAAATTCATGACTATTCATATTCTTGCCTCCTGTATATAGTATAGCAGATACTATAACAGTTTGCAAGCAAAACTAATAATGATTAATTAATTTATTATTCTTGTTCTTGAGCAGCTTCAATAGCTTCTTCAAGCTCAGACAAAATGGCTTGTGCTATTTCATAAGCATCATACATGATTACATTGCCTTCATTAACAATTTCACCCATAAAATCCATGTATTCGCCAATATCTACATCTTCCCAGCCATCATTAATATCAGATTGAGCATTAATTCTAAATTCAGGTTCTACATAATTATTAAACACAGTTTGTTGACCAGGATTTCCAACCATTGAATCCATAACAAACAAAGCTTCTGCTAAACCTTCTTTTATTACAGCTCTGGCCTCAGATATATTAATTGCACTACCAACAATACGAAACCACAAACCACCAAGACCCACTATAAAATTCCTTGATACTTTACTGTTTTCATTGTGTAATGTTCTATTGTACTAAAAGAATTAAGAACTGGCTGTAAACTGCTAATTTGCCAAACTGTATCATCAAGAATTAATGATGAATTAGAATCTTTAATGTTTGCAACTAAATATCCTATAGCTATTGGTTGATCTGATCTAATAGTTAGTTTTCCATTAATATCAATACCAGCAGACAAACTAATTTTGCCAACAAAATAATAGCTAATAGTGCTTGTATCTCCTATAAATTCTCTAACAAATTTATATAGATCACCAGAGTATTTATGTCTTTGAAATCCTAAAGTTTTCATTATGCAGTAGTCCATCCACTAATAACAATACCGTCGTAATCTGGGAATGAAATAGTGCGATCCATTTTGCCAGTGTAGATAGATTTTGTTTTAATAAATGACAATTTTGCACAAAGAATTACAGCCATTGGTGCAATAAAAGGAGAAATAGTATCTCCTGGCTTAAACGTGGTTGAAGCATCATTTTGCATAGTAGTTGAAACAGCCATTTGTTCAAAAACAATATCTTCATTATTAAGCATGTAAGCAGCCTGATATGCTACAGCACGCTTCATAACTTCAATGTCTTTTGTCTTAGTTATTTCTGTTTCAAATTTGCCAACATATCCTTCAACTATATACTGAGCACGCTCAATAAGTGCAAGACTTACAATTTTGCCTGTTATTGTTTTTACTTGATTAGTTGTTGTAAACATTTTTACTCCTTTCCTATTCTGCCAGCCATTGTAGACCTAACCAGGTCATACTTAATACTGGAATTTCTTGTAATTGATATATTTCTTCTTCTTTACTAGTATACAGGTCAGACTGATAATCACTATTTAATCTATCAGATTCTGATCTAATAATACCATTAGAAGAATTAGTTGATGCCTGAATAAATGCACCGCCACCGCCATCTGTTGGTATTGTTTGACCAAACGATGTTAATTCACGAATATTGATTCTAATTGGACTTCTGTTTAATCTAGAAGTTGAGTATTGCCAAGCACGAGTAGTAGCAGATTCATTAATTTCGTTTTGCGGAATTACCTGAATCATTGCTTTATTGTATTCTTTACGACTCATTGTGTATCCATCTTCAATGCAATTTATAAATATTTTGCCAGTTATTGGCTGACCGTTTAATGTTTGATTGTTATGAACGATAAGTGTTGTTGCATAATCATCATATGGGTTATTTACAATCTGAGTTCCAGTATAAATTGTATTTGAAAATGTTGTTATTGGTGTTCCTGCTAAAATGTTTGATGGTTTTACAGCAGGAAGTGGTTTAATGTTTCTTTGATTTTCTTTAAACCCTGGAAGATTTTCATTGTTTGCAACATTTCTTAAAGAAAGTGTTGGAATAATAAACTGATTACCCTCTTTTAAACCAAATTGACGATAAGAATATTTAGCATGATATTGTTCAAAATTGTTTATATCAGAAGGTGTATAGTTAATAAAATCAGTAAGTATGTAAGTTTCTTTATTTGTTAACCCTGCTACTTCTGTTGAAACTTGATACAAATTTTGTCTATGAGTGTCAAAATATCTTTCTGATGGCTCATTTGGCTCAAACGGATTAATTGCAGCAGACTGAACATCTGCAGCTTCAGCTTGTTGATCAATATAATCAAAACTTTTTACTATCTTTAAATCTTCTGCAAGTTTTGGACTTGATACATAAAGGCTTGCACCGTTTGCAACAACATTTTGTAAAGATTTTAAGAAAAGACTGTATTCATTTAAAATTTCTGCTTTTGTATTATTTGGAAATATTTCAAATATTTGATCATTATTTGTTGGATAATTCATAAAAACAATTAGATCATAACTATTAATGTTTAAATTTTCTTCAAGATTAATAAATTTTTCTTCTCCATAATAATTTTTCCATCTTGATGTATATTTTGGTTGACATTGTAAAAAGTCTAAAGTTTCTACATTTACAAAACTCCATTTTTGTGTATCTGAAAAACTGTCAAAAGGATAGTCTAGTGTCCAATAAGTTCCTGCATTAAAACCTTCTTCTACATAAACAACATTAATAGTATTTTTTTCTTTAGAAATAATGTCAGTTGTTCTTGTTAAATATTCAGAAAGACCATTAAAAACCCACAAGCCATTTTCTTCTGTTTTAATTTGATTTGTTAACAATATTCTGTCACCTTTATTAAGGTTAAGACCACTAAAGGTTAGGTCAGATCGTGGGCCACGAAATCTTTTAAATCCACTTAAATCACTGCTGCTTACACTATCAAGGCTAGTTAATTTTGGATGTGTTTGAATCTGATTTAGATCGCTACCACCAAATGCAGCCTCTGCTGTACTCTGAAACATAACCATTCCAGGACCCATAACTAAAATATTATCAGTAAACACAGAACGAACATTTTTAATTATATTAAAACTTTTATTGTTTGATTTATCTAAATTAAAGATTTCACTTAAACTTCCTGATGTTTGATGAGTAACGCTATAAGAGTCAACTACAAACGTATTATCAAGCTCTAAACCAAAGCTTCCAGTATTAATTAAATTGTTCCAGTATAGTTTTAATGCTCTTTTTTTGTTACCAACAACAACTGGGCTTACCATTTCTGCATTAGATTTAGAAACAGCAGCTTTGTTTTTTATTTGTTTTTTCCAAAGCCTATATCTTTGTTTAATTTCATATTGTGATATTGGAATGTTTATTCCATGTGCAAAAAGATGAATTGAACCTTCAAAAGCTTGTTTTTTTGCAAACTCTGTTGTAACTGCTTTAGTAAAGAAATCTCTACCTGCAATATTTTCATTATTGCCAATTGTTCCACTAGTATTAAAATCTCTAGTGTCATTGTTAATTTCTATATCTAAAGTGTTTTTCATATAATCATAAGCACATTCTTTAATGTTATTAAACAGCCATTTAACACTTGGATAAAAAATTTGATTTTCATTAATTTTGTCATCAAATCTTTTATCAAGTTGTCCATCTATCCAAATTTCAATGTTCTTTTTATTAAACTTAGTACTGTTGTCTTTAATTAACCCTGGTCTTCCAAAATTAACTACAACATGGTGCCATTCACCGTCTGCAACAATCTTATTTCCAATAAAATTAAAATCAATTTTATCTCTATTATATTCATCATAATACTCAATAGAAACTTTTTTATCTTTAACACCAATGTTTAAATTCATAAATGCACCATCAAAAGAAGTTGCTTGATAATAAGGGTAATCAATGCTTGCTACAGGTTTTGGAGAGAGGTTGTCTCCTGCAAAAAGTGAATCAATAGATGCTCCTTGATCCATGTTTGCACCAAATACAAAAAATATTGCAAATAAATCATCTGCATCAACTTCTGCATTTCCAGAAGCAACAATACAGTTTGCCTTAGTTGTTTTAATTGCAAACTCAACATATCCAGCTCTAAAATAATCCACGTATTCTGCTAACTGTAATGCTAATCCAGATGGAGCAGCATATGCTTGATTATTAAATCCAATAGCATCGCCGTTAACTTTTAATGTTACTTCATCACCATTAATTGTTTTTTCAGTACCTACTGTCCCAATAATATCAAAAACACCACCAGGTACTCCATACCGACCTAATTTAGATTCTGGAGATAAATTAGTAAAAGCCATATTTCTATATATGGGTGCTTGGCCAAAAACTGGACCATAAAGAAAATCTTCTGGCTTTCCTGAAACAATTGGCACAGAAAAATCGTAGATGTATCTATTTTTTGCTCCAGCTAATCTTTGAGTTTCCCATTGATCAAATTGATAAAACGTGTTTTTATCATTAAAACCAGTTACATCTTTAAACTTTCTTTCTATCATTACACTACCTCTTTCGTTGGAATAATTGAGTTAGAATCTGTTGCTCTTAACCATGTTGCCCAAGGCTGAACTCTTGTCCATGGAACATTGCCATTAATCTTAAGTATTCCATCAAAAGCTACAAGTTGATTGCTTCCGATTGTTCTGTTTGCTAATTCTACAGATGCTAGCATTGGCCCACCAGAAACAGTTATCTGAACTCCTGGATTATTAAATGTAGCTGTTGCAATCATAATATCAGAAACAAGCGTTCTATTTTCATTAACTACAGCATTACCCATTAAGCTTGTAGCAGTCATAACGTTTGCTACAGATACAACTTGACGGTTAGCAGCTATTACAGGCTGTACAGCCGTTGCAGAGGCTGTCAAGGGTACTGTAACAAAGTTTACAGAAGTTATAAATGTTGGCATTACAAATTCATCAGAAGCCAACATTGGCTCTGCCACTTTATTTATATTAAACTTATTAGGCATTATGTTAAATAAATTAGTTACTTCTGTTTGAGTTATTGCATTTTTATCCCAGTAAATTTCATCAATAATAAGTTTAGTATTTGCTGGAGCAACTGGAAGTGCTGTTGCACCAAATGGAGTAATTAAACATCCAACAGAAAGTCTTGGAAGGCTATTTGCTTCATTGTTTGGTCCATAAATTAGTTGTGAGTATGCATCTTGTGCATTTGTTGTTGTAACAATATAAGAGTTAATGTTTGCTGTAGCTTTAAGAATAGCATCAACATAAAGATTAATTGTATTATTGTTTGCATTTATGTGTTTAAATTCAAAAACAATAAAGTGACGCTCATAATCAAATATGTTTAATGTTCCTGTATCTATTTGAATCCATTGTCCAGAAGCATTGTTAAACTGAACATAAATTTTGTTTTCGTACTGATAAATAACAATGTGCTGACTATCTTTATATCCATTAAGATTCCATAAAACTCTTAATCCAGTTGTTGAATTATCATCTGTTGCTCTTTGGAACCAAAAAGCAGAATGATATGAATTTGCTCCAGTACCCCAAGAATCATCCCAATCAGATTCTTTAAGAATAACTCCATCAGTAACATATGATAAGCCTGCAGTTTTTGCAGACTTTCCATTAATTCCAAAGTCTGGATTAACAATAGTTCCACCAACTGTTGTAGGTACAACTGAGTAATCATTGTCTGATCCATAATCAAATGATGTGTTTGCAGCATCAAAAGTTACATAACGCCAAGGAGCAATGTTTGCTTGTACATAATTATAATAAATATCATTTAATACAAAGCCTTCTTTAGATTCCGCTGAAGAAATCATAGGTGTTGCATAAAATGTTTTTCCCCAGTAAGCAGTTGCATCTGTATTTGTAGCTGATGCTAGCATTGGGTCTGCTGCAGCGTTAATAGTTCTTTGGCTAGTTATTACTGGTTGAACAAATAGTGATGTTGCAGTTGCAGGTGTTTCTTGGTTATTTATGCTTGAAGCAATAAGGACAGTTGCATTAACCATTAAAGCTGTTGCTGTTTTAGCACTAGATACAATATTTTTATCTGGACTATTATTTTGAACAAAACTGTAATTGTCAATAATTTGTGAATTTGTAAGAGATTGTGGATAAATTGCAACTTCATCAAAATATGGAGTTCCAAATGGAAAACCTCCTGCTGAAGTTCTACCAAAAAATGTTAATCCAGTAATTGAATTAATTGTTGATGTATTTATTGTAAATGCAGCAGTATTTGTTGAAACAATATTTCCATCAATCCATAGTTCTGTAGTTATTGTTGAACCATTATCTTTGCAATTAAACAAAAGGTGATGCCAGTTATTTAATGATAAATATGAATTATATGCAGTTTTTGAAATTAAATGCGTATATTCTGTTGTTGCTCCTGATAAAATTATTGATAAAAAATTTGTTGAAAAGGAACCAGGTGTTCCTGATGCATAAATTCCAAATGCTGAATTAGCTATCAAAGGTTGTGAGTTGTTTCCATCTATTGAGCCAAAGTCACTAGTAGGTTTTAACCAAATTTCATAGGCAAAGTTTTTTGATGTATGAGCATTTTTTAATGCTTGAACTCCTGCAGCACCATTAAAAACAATTTGGTGAAGTGATGCGGATGATTCTGGTTGTATAAACCATGCATTACCAGTACCTATAGATGATAGTGGAACTCCAGCATTTCCAGTTAAAATTGCAGAATCAAATGTTCCAGTTCCAAAGTCAGCTGATCCGTATCCAGTTGTTGGTTTTGTTCCGTCTTTAATATAAAATATTGGATTTTTTGATTTAACAAGGTTGTAATAGTTTGGAGCAATGGTAGGTGATGCATTGCCCATTAATGCAGATGCGGTCATTGCTTCTCTAGGAACTATAGGATCAACAAATAATGCAGAAGCAGTCATTTCAACAGCACCAAAAGATTCATCCATGCTAGAATTAATTGTTACATTGTCTCCAATAGTTGCACTTGCATTTAATGTTTCTGAAATTTGATTGTTTATATTTTGACTAGCTTGCACTGATACAGATCCTGGTAGTGTTGCAGATGCAACAAAAGATGTTGTAACTTCAACGTGATCTCCAGCCTGTACAACAATTGTTGGCTCAGTCATCATTGCTGATGCTGTCATTGGTTGAGCAGTGTTTATTGATTGGCCAGCAGAATTATATATACTAACAATATCTGCTTCACTAATATTTGCAGAAGTTCCAAGAAACCAATTAGCAATATTACAATCAATTCCAGTGTTTCCTGGAGATGCTAAACCCCATACCATCTGATTTATATATCCAGAAGAAAAATCGGTATTTACAACTGTAAATTTAACAACACCATTAAGATAAAATTTTACTGTTCTTGTTGTTCCAGAAAGCACACTGCGTATTGCTAAAAAATACCATTTATTTGTTACAATAGGATTGTTATTTTCATCGGTAGTAGTGTATTGATAAGGATTTAATGCAAGTGTATTAGTATAACCAAAACCATAAGTATTAGTAGCTGGATCAAAGTCAAGATTAAATGAATAATTTGAATAAGTTGATCCACCTTCAGTAGTTGTTGCTCTATGAAAAGCTGGCGCAATACCTGTTCCATTTAAGCTAGTTACTGAATGAACTTTAACCCATACACCAACTGTATAATTATCAGTTGATATTAATTCATGGACACCAGTTCTTGTTCCAAAACCTGCTTGATGTTTTATTCTACAATTTGATACTAGAGGAATAGTATTAAATCTCCAAGAACCTTCTGTTGAAATTGGTCCGTTACTAGATTCAAATACTGGATTTGTTCCTTCACTTGCCATAAAGTTTGTTAAAGTAGTTGCATTAGTACCTTGTGCAGTTGGAGGCATTTGATATGCTTCATTAAATGCAAATGAAGAAAATTCAGTTAATCCAGTTATCGTGTTATATATAGCACCCATAAAAAAAGACTACGCCATTGCTGACGTAGCCGTTCCTCCTGTCAAGACTAGTTCTGGATTAATAGCAGAAACACTATGTCCGTTTAGAGAAAGATTGAAAGCGTGCAGGCAGGTAGTTCCAACTTGTTTGGCAACAGTCAACACATGGGAAGTGGATGTTGAAACTTTTGAACCAACCATCTTAGCAACAACGCTGATGGTTAATGGACCTGCCTGCACACATATATTCATTATGCTACGGTGATTCTTACGATTCCTGTAGCATCCCAGGTAATTGTGAAGTTACCGTTAGATGATGACTGATCTGAACCAAAGTCAACATAACCAATAAGTGGCTTTGTTGCGTTAGTTGCAGGTGTAGCGTCATAAACTACTGCATAACGAGCAGTAATTGTTGATGAAGACCATGTTGTGTCATCAGCATCAAGAACGATTACGTTTGTTCCTGCGTTGTATGCATTAGTCTTGTTAGCAAGAGTGTTTCCACCTGCTGTGTATCCTGTACCAGATACTTCATTAGCAACAACATCGTCTAGATAGTTATGTGCGTCCTGATCTGGTGTGTAAGCATTAGTTAGAAGAGCTACTTTGATTGTATCTGTATCCCAATCAATCTCCTTATTTAGTGCTTGTGAAAGAAACTGTCCGTATAGTTTTGATGGCATGCTCTATTCCCCTTACGCTGTCTTTTCAACAATTGCGAATGCATCTGCATCTGCTACTGCGAAACCACGACGGATGCGAGTCTTAAGAACAACTCCATCACGAGCAAACTCTGCATCACGAGAAACAACAGACTCTACTCCACCACGAACACCGTTGATAAGCATCTGACGGTTTCCAACGATAAGTAGTGCGTTTCCTGTAGGTGATGCTGATGCTGCTGCTGATGTAGCTGCACCGTATGAAACTACCAATGGATATCCAAATAGAGATCCTGGTGTTCCTGCGATTGGGTCTGGAAGAACCAAATCAGAGTTTGGCTTTACCATTCCACGAATTTCCTTAAGCATCTTTGGGTGAGCCATCCATACTGTATTGGCTGCATCAAACTTAGATGAATCTTCAACAATACCAAGTGCATTGTTAATGTCATCAAATGAAAGTGCTCCACCAGTCTGGATACGGTTTGTTGTCCAGTTGATTGCTGCGTATAGTGATGTGTATGGTGCAACATCTGTTCCGTCTGTTGCAATGTTTACTCCAAGGCAAGCATTGTCAAACTTACGAGCAAAACGAGATGCCCATTCACGCTTGTAAACACCAAGAGTGTCTACTAATGAATCGTTTACATCTTCTTCTGAGATATGCATTAATTGTGCATACTTTTTTGCTGTCAATACGATTTCGTCAAGTGTTGGTGCTGATGCAGGAATTTCTGCGCCTTCTGCTACCACTACTGGTGCATCTCCAACAAAACGAGGTACTGACTTTGTACGTGAAGCCATTGCTTCACGACGAGCAAAACGTTCTACAGCAGAATTAGCAAGAAAGTCCTGGATTACAGTT